GGCGAGCCACTAGCTAAAGCTTGTACAGCACTAGCTTCTGCTTTGGTTTTCACTTCATTTCTAGCTTTTAAATCTGCAATTTCATAATTACTTCCACTACCAATATTTAAATATGATATTGTATCCATATTATCACACTCCTTTTAATCTTATCGTTAAGGTATTTGTATTATTATTTATAATGCTATCGTAAACAGTATTTTCAATATACAATTTATCTCCTATTACTATGTTTGGCAGTGGTACAATAAGATAATCTTCTATACATCTAAAATTAGACAAAACCTTTATAATATTAGATAAATCTAAACCATTTATAAGATAATTTAACTTTGTAGCTGTATTAAAAGCCTCCTGATTAGATATTTCTGCTTCTTGTGCATAATTTTTTGCTTGTTCAGCTTTTTTCACAACTATATCTTTTGCTTCTTCCACTGAAACTTTTATGTTTTCAATATTTTGTTGTGTACTACCAGCAAACTCTTTGAAATCATTTTTTATGAAATTCATATTAAAAATCTGTTCTTCAAATTTATTTTCCATATAATCTATAGCACCAAAATATGGTTTTCTAATATCTCCTATTAATACCCATTTACCATTTTGATAAATATAGAAATTATTATTATGAATTTTAGCTTCATGTTCTAAAGGATTATTTTCATTTACAGATTGACATGTTATTAATTTATAAAATAAATCGTATATATGTTCTATTTCGCCCACATATTTACCAGCAAAAAGCTGATTATTATCTCCTTTATGTTCTAACATAAGTGGATATATCGGCTGTGGCTTTCCATTTTGAATGGTTGGTAATGGTGGTGGTAATTTATATTTTCTATCAATATTATCCATTTTACTCACCTTGATTTAACCCAATTGCAATGTAATTTATTTGATTAATATAACTTTCTCCCAATAAAGTAACTTCAAATCCTGTTTTAGATTTATTTGTAAATTCATAGATTGTATTTGATATAGCTACAGGTAATACAAATAAACATTTATTTCCAAAAGCTTTTGGAAAATTAATTGTTTCTTGTTTTGTTGGATATGCATGTCTTTCTGATGTATAGTTTGCAAATTGTATACACAATCCATTACCAAATTCAAAATATCCATTTTCACTTAAATTAGAATTTGTAATTCCACTATTTACAATATCATTAAATAACTTAACTACAAATTCTGTATTGGCTACTTTTTTACTATTATCTCCACTATCTGGTGTTGGTACTAATGGTGAACTTTCAAACTCATCAATTTTAAAAAAGCTTTCAATATCATTACCTTTTGTTACAGTAACTTTTCCTTTGTTAAAAGTTACACCTGATATATATGTGGCTGATATTTCATTTCCATTACCATCTTGAATAGCTTTATCTGCACTATCAGCTTTGCCTTGAAGATTACCTATAAAATCATCAGCTATTACACTATATCCTTTAGCATTTATATTTCCACTAACAGTACCGCCAGATAAAGATAAATATTTTTCTAATGGAATAATCCTAATAGCATATAAATCTTCTTTTATTTTTATAACATTATAATCGTCTATATCTTCCGTTGCTTCGTTTTTTATTACATAAAATCCACCTTTACCATCATTAAATTCTTCATATCCTTGTGTTAATACAGACATATCAAGTTTTAAGCTATCATCTAATTTCATTTGCTCACATGTAGGATAAGTCCTAATCATAACCTTTGATGAAGCTATTCTCGTATCTATTAAAAATTCTTCTGCTTCTTTTGATGCAGAAATTGCTTTATCTGCACCTTCTAATATTTCATCAATACGATTTGATATTTCTTCATTATTCCCAAATTCTGGATTTTCTATATCAAATATAAAAATCCAATCCGTATTTTCTTTATTGCGAATATATAATTTGTTATTATCTATTTTCATCATATTTGCTAAAACATTATCATCGTCAACATTATTCGTAGCTAATTTAGTCAATAACTCATATATATTTTTTGTTTCTTCATTGTATTTCATAGCAAATTGTTCTGTATTATCTCCCCTATCATGGATATATACAGGATAAATTTGCTTAAATTCATTATTTTGTATAATTGGTAAAGGAGATCCAATATCTTTATCCATTGTTTCACACCTCCACTATATCAATATTTATATAATTTAAAATAAATGCACCGCCAACACCAACACCAGATATACGTATATCTGGCAATCTGCAAACAACTCTTTTTATTTTTCTTATTGATTGCAATGCATTTATTTCATTTTTATTATCATATACACTATCGTAACCATCATATTGATTATCTGTATATGGAACATATATATTTTTGTTATTTCTATAGGCTAATGGCTCATCATTATCAAAAATTTTTCTTTTATTACCATACAAATAACTACTCGATACTAATGTAGGTAATGGAAATTTTATTTTTCCTATATCAAAATGTGCATTAGAAGTATTTTTATATTCTAATGGTGTTACACATAAAATTATTTTTTTTATTAAATATTCATAATTTGAAGTATGTGTTTTCATTCTAACTTTAAAGATTAATGGTTCATTATTATCACAAAAACTATCGGCATTTAATTTACAAATAGCATTTTCTTTTATTACATATACATCGTTATTTATGCTAATAACATCAACCGCCACATCATTAAACTGTCTTTGGAAAAAAGCATTAGTGTTGCAATCTAACACGAGTACATAACCATTTTCACCAATACACCATACCTGATTTAATGGTGGTACATAACGAAGCTTTGTATTACTAGGTAGGTTTGCAATCTTACTAGCTACTTTAGAACCTATATTTGTAGGTTTCATATCGCCGTATTCTTGCGTTGTTTGAATGTTTTGTAATGATATATCGCTCATAATCAGCACACTATTAACCATGTTGCAATAACTAGCAGTACCTTTACAGAATATATTCCTTCCTAATTCGCTAATTCGCCAATCTGGATATTCATTTTCTAAGCGGAAAACCATTCCATTTGATTTTATGAATAAAATATCTTTACTCATATTGACCATGCCCATGATATGACCGCCAACTTTATATCCAATTTGAGCAAATAAGCTTGCTGATGGATCATTAGTATTTTGTGTCCAGTTTGTTTCATCGCCAACACCAGAAAATAATACCTGGTCTGTATTATCAAAAACAAGAACACGACCAGAACGAATATACACGCCGTTACAATGTTCTGGACTTGTGTCTATCGTTTCTACGGGTTCCGTCCCCTTAGCATATTGAAGCTTACCGCCACTAGCAATCAAAATACCATCTTCCCACATAGCAGTTATTACTTCGCCTGTTCCCGTTAAAGTTCCAACTTCTTTTACTTCATAAAAATCTTTTGTAGCCAGAATTTTATTATCTTCTGTAAATAAAATAAGTGCAGAATTCAAAATATCAAACGCTGCACTTTTAAATGTATATTCAGTTGTAGTATATAAGGTATCTGTGCCCTGCACTGTGCGAAGTAATTTAGAATTACTGTCTATTTCCATATTAACTACTTCAGATAATTCATTGTCTGCTATTAGATTTTCTGTACAGGATACATTAAGACCGCCAGTAAAGTCTTGCAACATCACAGATTGTTGATTAGCATGTTTTGTAGATAATCTCATTACCATACCGCCCTTATTACATCACAATCATCAGGCAACGAATCATAATATCCAGAAATAACATATACTGTATCTCTTTCTCTTAATATATTTTCTAATTGTGCTACTATTTGACTCATAACCGACATTTCTTGAGACATATCAAACTCATTTCCCATGGATAATCGAATTAATGCATATTCAATTAGCATATCATCAAATTCATTCGGAAAAGGACTTTTTCCATTATCATCATCAGACAAAGTCATTTCTTTTATATCTTCTACAGCTAAAATTTCATAATTAATAGGCTTATCAGGCATAGGATACAAATTTATAGTCTTTAAACCTGTTATGAAATAAGCATAAGGAAAGCCGTGCTTATCCATATTTAGTATATCTGCACGGCTTTTATAAATTATACGTTTGCCATTTATTCTAATATCTACTATTTTTACAGGTATAAAATCCAACTCAATTATATTTTCATTAGTATTTAAATTACCTTTAGTCACATTAGACAACAATTCTGGCTTTAACTGTAAAATCATACGTCTTAAAAATCTAGAACCAGCATTTAAACAATTTAGTATAGCTATATCGTCATAACCTGTTTCTTGCTCATCATGTACTAAAATTCTAACTCGCTTTATTAATTCTTCTACAGCTAACATCTTGATACCTCATCAATCTGGTACAGATGAAGTTAAAATATTTACTGTAGCAAAATCTGTAGGTGTACTTCCATCAATTTTAAATACAGACTTGGCTACACCATAAGTACGAGAGATAGCCACACCATATTGGTTATCATAGTCAAATAATTTTTCTTTCCATGATAAATCAATACCATTTGCCATTACACCTGCTTGAGCACCCAACAATAATCCATGTCCTACCCATGTAGAACTATCACCAGTTTGACCAATTGGAACATTTTCATTTTCATGTACGACTACACCATTATATAAACCAGTAGCACCTGTAAAAATAGGATTTTTCATGCCACGAATATTAGCATATTGCTGTGCATTAATCCATTTTTCATCTTCTTTTAAATCACGAATTTGATATGGATGCAATACCATTACATAATATTCTCCACCATTAACACGAACAGGTCTGATTTTAGGATTAGACATCTGTGCCAAACGTTTTGCTTTACCTAAAACAGTAGTATTCATTTTAGCAGTACTTGTAATATTAGCTTCAGCTGAAATACCAGTACCGCCATAAATAACTTTATCTACTGTTGGATTAGCTGTCAGTGCTTTAAATAAATCATCATCGATTCTTTCTCTAAGCCAAATAGATAATCCATCTTTTGCATTTTTACGCATATTTTCTTTACTTTTCTTTTCTTCAAATTTACCTTTTAAGCGTACAGCATTTCTAATCTGGTCTATAGTAAAGCTAAAGCTTCTATATTCCATTTTTTCTTCATTACCTTCTAAGATATCATCTCCTGTAACACCAGCACCTTTTAATTTAAGTACGAGTGATTGTGTTATTTTATCTCCAGGTTCCTTTTTTAAATCATTTAAAATTTGAATAATATTATTAACACCTTCACCCATGAATTTGCCAAAGAACAAATCTTTCATAGCAGTGGTCCACGTCTGTTTTCCCCATGCTTGTAATACAAGTTCTTCAGGAACAGTTGTTTCTGCAAATAGTCTTAAATCCATATTCGCTGGTAAAGATATCTGCATTCCTCGTCCTTCAAAACCCATATTTTTAAAGTATTTGGGAAATGCTCTTTTCAATTTGTCTTCATTAAATTTAAAATTACTTAAACACATATATAATACCTTCTTTCTTTATTTATTCACCTAATAAAATTTTTTGATACTTTTCTGGTATTTTTTCCCATGGTCGGTTATTCATCATTTCAATAGCAATATCTACATCACTTTTGCCTGAAGTATCTCCGCCACCTGATAATTTATCTGCTCGTGGCATTTTTTTAGCTTGTTTATATTTATTTACGACTTTATCTTGTTTTTCTTTCTGTTTTGCATTTATATCTTTATAATATTCACGTTTAGCATTTTCAAAATAAGCTTCAATAGTATATCGGTCTGATGGTGAAGCTACTCCTCGTTCTAATCTTGCATAAGCATCACGAATTATATTTTGATTAACCACAGATTGCTTTTCAAAATATCCATTTATAGCAAAATCTTGTATCTCTTTAAAATGTGTATCTTTCTTTTGTTCATTTTCAAATGCTTTAAATGCCGCCATATTTTCTCTATGTGCCTGCATAAATGCTTCTTTTCTTTGATTTCTCAATGCTAATTCACTATTAACATTGCTCATAATATTATCTTTAGCAATTTCAAAAGCTGCTTCATAATCCGCTTTCTTTTGAGCACCATTATCTTCAAACTCTAAATCATTTAATTGTTCTTCTGTCAAATTAACTGATTTTAAAGCTATTTTTTTGGCTTCACTTATTACAGTACGTGCAAATTCAATTGGAACTTGCTCTAATTTAATAGGTTTAAAAGGTGCAGGTCTAAATTCCTGTTGTTTAGGAATTTGCTCTTGTTGTTTTCTTAATTGCTCATTTTCTTTGCGTAATTTAGCAAGCTGCTCTTCAATGCCTTCGGTAGGTTTATCTTCTATTTTTTCTTCATCATCTTGTTTAGATTGCTGTTCTTCTTGCTCATCTTTTTTACTTTCAAGTTTTTCATCTTCAGCTTTTTGTTGCTCTCTAAATTTATTAGTAAATTCTCTAGCAATATCTGGATCCAATCCTTCAAACTCTTCAGGAATACTTATTTCATCATTCTCATTATTATCTACATCATCTACTGTTTCATCAACTACAGTATCAGAATCAGTTTGATTATCTTCAAAATCATCTTCAGCAAATAATTGCAAATTAAAAATTCTTAATACGTCCATAATATATCTCCTAACTCAAATTTTATTAAGTAATTTATCTGCAAAGTTCAGGCCAGTCTTCTTATTTAATAGATTATCCATACGTTCGGCTACATTCATAAAAGTATTTATAGTTTCTCTTTCCTCTTCGGTTAATTGATAACCTGGATTATTATTGAATTTATCCATACGTTCAATACTAAAATCTAAAATTTTACCACATAAATCTTCTACTGATTTTTGCAGTTCTTCTATTTTACTTACTGGTTCGTTTTTTTCATCTGCTTGCTCTTTTGCTTGACTGATAGATTGTTGTTCTTGAGTATTTTTATCTTCCACTTCTTTACTAATTGCTTTTGTTATTTTTCTTACCGCCATTACAAATTACTCCTTATCTTCATCATTTTGATAATCAATCTGATAAATAGGCTCAAAGACTTTTTCAAACACTTCATTTGGCACAGGATATACTTTTCCATCAATACTTTTTACAAGATAATCTTTATTAAATCTAGCTGTAAATTTTCTATTTTTATAAACATCTTCGACCAGAAGTTTTGGATTTTTAACATCAGAAAAATCTACATTTAAAAATGGTTCGCCTAATACATCTTGAATATTTTTTAAATCTTCTACATTGTTAAAACTTAATTTTATAGCTTCTACTTCATTTACTCTTCTACGATATTTCATCAATATTTTCTCCTTTTACATATTACATAGCTGGAATATTTCCTGACCTCAACGAATTTAAAGCTGCTAAAGTCATATTGCTATTATTTTGTTGTGGTGCTTGATTTTGACTTATTGGTTGACTATTAATTTCTGCCTGATTTTTTACTTGCTGCAATAATATTTGAGCTGTCTGTGCTGGTATACCTAAATTAATTAATTGCGATAAAATCTGATTAGTCGGTATACCTTGATTTATAGCTTGCATTATTTGATTTGTAATTTGCTGATTATTCACTTGTTGTTTATTTGCTTGCTGTTGTAATAATTGTGGATAATTATAAGCAACAAACTGCTTAATAGCTTCATCAGCAATTTTTTGGTCAATAAGTCCTGCTTTTGCCGCCATAGCGAGCTGAATAGCAGGTGGTGCGTCTTTAAAAGCAATAGAATTACTCATACGGATTTGTTTTGCTTGTTCAGCAGCAGCTTGAGCTTCTTGTGCCTTTTGTTGTGCTTGCTGTCTTTGTTGTAATCTCTGTTTTATATCTTCTTTATTAGGGATATCTGATAAATCTAAGATTAAGTCAAATACAGCATCACCTGGAACACCCAATGTTTTTACAGCGTCAATAAGTGAATACATCTGTGCTTGTCTTTGTGAAGCACTAGCCTGTGTATCCGCCACAATGATATCAAAATCACCTTGAGTTATATCATTTAAAGTAGTTGTTACAGCTTGCCCAAAAGGCCCTATTTGTGTAACTTGTTGATTTATTGTGATAAAATCTGGTTTTCCGCCAACACCTTCAATACGAAAAACCTTTTTTTCTGTATAAAATTGTTGTACTAAACCTTTACGACCATGTTTTCCCCATAACAACGATGCCAAACGTTTTTTACATTTACGAAGATTATCAAACATTGGTGCAATATGAGTTATAGCTTGCTTTTGCTTTAATTCTATTGCTCTACCACTTGCATTAGCAGGCATATCTACACCCATTAAAGCTTCGTTTATACCAGAAATAGAAGGCAAATCAGCAGCAGCTTCTTGTCCTGCTTGAAATAATGATAATGGTGGCTGTGGTGCTTCTAATCTTTGCATAGCTCCACGAGATAATGTCCCTGGCTGAACTTCTATTACACCACCTGGAAGACTAGCCAATTTTTTCATATGGGCTTTTTGTTCATCAGATTGTGCATCTGTTTCACGAATCCAGTTATTATATGAAGAAGTATTTAATATGTGAAGTGATTGACTTCTACGTTTATTAACTTCTCGCTGTGGATCTTTTAAGTCTCTGACAATACCAGCAGGCTCATCTTCATCAAAAAATTTAAATACTACAAAGGGAATAAATGGTATTTGTCCATGTTCATAAGGACTTTCGATATCTTCTAGCAAAACACCGCCAAAAAAAGAACAAACCCTTACCTTGTCTACAGTAATTGTTTGTTCTATCGGTATTTGCCCTGACAAATACATTTGCATTAATTGTTCTTCAGATATATTTTGCATATCTTGTTCATTAATTATTTGTCCACCAGGCATTATATAAATTTTTTCTTTAACTTTTACCTTATACCAGCATTCAACTAAACGTAATTTTTGTAAATCTCTTTTGTAATATAGATGGTCATATTGTTCATCTACTGGTTCCATAGAGTCATATTCTTGCTGTTGATTTTTTATTTCTTCTGCTTTTTCTGGATATACATTTATTAAGTCAGCTTTATTAACCCATTTAGCACGAATAATATAATTGGCATCAGAATAATCTATTTCTTTTGCTTCTGGATCTATATACATATTAAAAGGGCTTTCACGAGCAATTTTTATTTCTCCATCGCCCATTTCTTCATCAAATTTGTAATAAACCCAAAACCAACCAATACCGCCAATAGCACCATCCATAAAAACTTGAGACTCTTGATATTCATAATCACAATCATCAAAGATATACTTTGTAACACCTTCCCGGACTTTACAAAGCTCCATATCATCATTTGTCCTAGGCAAAAAGGAAATATCATAACGATTAAGCCTTTGATATCCTGATAATACATTCATAAGTGGTTTTATTTTATTAATAGTAATTGCAGGTCTACCAAATTTTTCAAGCTGTTCTTTATCTGCATTTTTCCATTGCTTACCAGATACAAATCTATAATCTTCTTTAGCTTCTTTCCGCCAATCTCTTGATTTATCTACAGCATCTTGAAACCATTCTCTTATCTTTCCTAGCCCAATTTTATTTTCTTCTGGTGCAGCTCTTACATCATTATTTACTTCATCAAACATTTATTATTCCTCTTTAAAACATTTTGGATATGTTTCTTTTATTGCTTTTAAGCCCAATATAGCAGATTTTATTATTGCTTCTGTCTGTATTGTTTTATCACAAGTAAAAGATACATATCCTTTTTGTATTTTATTTACATTACATTTACTATATTCATTGCAACCATATAATGCTGTTTGTGCGATAGCAGAAACAGCACTGCAAACAATATCCTCTTTGTCTTTTTTGGCATAATTTGCATGTCCACGAACTAAAAGACCAATGATATTTTCATTTGCAGGTGAACTTATTTTTGTAAAATAAACCATACATTCTCCTTTTAATAAGCCCATGCACTAGGTTCATGGCTTATATTTTCATAATCATTTTTCTTAAACTTCCAACCATCTTTTTCAGGTCTTGTTGGCTTATATGGTCTAGATAAACAGGCATATCCTGTTTCATCAACACAATGGTCTTCACCATTCGTATCGATTTTTTCAGGCTGACGTTTATCATGAGTAACTAAAGGGAATGTTCTCAAATTATGAAAACATGTACTAAAAAAGCGTAAAGCTGGTATTTGTACCCCGTCTTTACGCTTATATCCTTCTAATCTTAGTTTTATTTCTTCCGCCATAGCCATTCTTCCTTTACCACATTCTCTAAATGTAGTATGACCATTTTTTATTAATACTTTATTTATTTCTTCAGCTACAGTAGGAACACCTGTATTTATATTGGCCCAACATGCACTATCTAATACTCCATAAGCTATTTTTTCATCACATTCTCTATCGACTATTTTTTGAGCCACTTGTGCAGCTGTTTCTTTTGTCCCTACATTTGCTTTACCACCATAGCCATATAATTCACGATATTTCCAAAGATTACCATCATAATCTACTGCATACCAACCTACAGCATAAGGCTTTGCACTTCCCCAGTCCATACTTCTAAATCTCACCCAATTATCTGGTATTTTAAAAGGTTTTACGATATGTCGTTTTTCCGAGAAATTAGAAAAAAACTGTCCGCCAAGTAAGCCCCATTCGCCAAGACCATATACACGATACCCTTCAGGATCTTGCTCTTTTCTCATCATCATACGTTCGCTATACGCTGGATCAATAAATAAGTTATCTTGATAAGTAGATTTATGTGTAAATATCGATGCTCGTGGTGTATCAAAATATTTTGCTTTTATCCAATGAGTTGCAGATACAGGATTAAAAGATAATGTTATTTGATAATATAGATTTTCATTAATCAGTTTTCCACGCAAGCGGTCATCTAGTATATCTATATCATTTTCTTCTAATTCTGTTGCTTCTTCAGCCCAAATCCAAGTTAATTTACCACGTGTAAAAGTAACAGACTTAACACCTTCACGTTGTTTATCATCTTTCATACCACGGAATAATACTTCATTTCCTGTTGTTTTACATCGCAGTGCTAATGGTGATTTACCTATATCCCAATAAAAATCCGCCATACTACCACATATACGATTAATCGCAGATACTAATTCGCTATATGTACTTTGACGGTTCCAATCCCCTATTTTACGAATAACTAATAAGTTAGCACCTTTATATTTAGGGTTCATTAATTTTAAGATATAGTCTTGTGCTATATTTACACTTTTACCACTACCAGCACTACCTCTCATACAACGATATCGACATCTTGTTTCATTTGCTTGTTTAAATATTGGATTGAAATAAACTCTAGTTTCCGCCATCTTCTTGCACCTCACTACCTTCTTCATCAGGTGGTTTGCCATAAAATGGTTGTAAAATCAGCGGTTCTGCTGGCGGTTGCGGTGGAGTAGATTTTATCTTAGTTATATTTAATTTTTCTTGTTCAATTACCAGACGTTGTTTATCCATTTCACGCTGATATAAATTAGGTACCAAATCAAAATACCTCATCACGATTTCCCATGCCCATTTTTTATCCATCATTTTTATTGAAGGCCCATCTTTACCCATTTTCACTTCATTTATTACTGATGTATCTACTAAATCACTATCAATCAAATCAACATAATTTATCAACTTCTTTAATGGTTTTCCATCTACTTTCACAGGCCCAAATTGTCCTATTACTTGTTCTTCACGCTGTCCCCATTTTACATAATCGCCGATATCTGCACCGATAATTTTCAGACAATATTTTAGCAAATCATTTATGTCTACTTTTATTCCCTCGCAAATTACATTTTTAAGATGTTTTATTTCAGCACGAATATCATCACGTTTTAGCAGTATATTTGCTTTCTTAGCTGCACTCTTTTTATTAGTGGCTAAGCCTGATTTTAATATAGCTTGAGTGCCATTCCACTTTTCCACATAATAAGCACAAAACACTTGTTCAGCTTCTGTTAAATTAGGAGAAATATCTATTGTTTTAGAAGTTGCAACCTTTTTATTTTTTTGCAACTTTTTTGTAGTTGCTTTTACCATGGTTGCATTATCAGACCAGTATCGTTTTTTCCATGACTTTACAGTAGATAAACTAACCTCGTATTTAGTGGCTATTTCTGCATATTTCATGCCTTTCTTATAATCTTTTTCCGCCAACTCATATTTTTTTACTTCATTTGGCATTTCACCACCTTCCTTGATTAAAAATGAGCATTAAAAAAGGCACATGACCTCTATCTTAGTCATATGCCTTAATAACTTTCAAATGGATATAAAAAACCTTGATATCATTATAACATAAAAATCGATAAATTTTTCCTAGAAAAAATAAAAATTTTTTATTTTTTTACAATTATTTTCATTATGTCTAAATTCATCTATTAAAAATATTTTTTTATTTTATAGACTTTATTAGACTTTATTAGGTTTTATTAAGTTTCATTAGACTTTATTAGGTCTTATTAAAAGTGTGTGTTAGTTGCGTTAAAATACTTAATTATATATAATAAAAAAGGAGCCAACATGGCAACTTTGGCTCCTTTGATAAGTTTAATATTGGCAGTATTAAACTATATCTTAGATAATAAGATTATACCATCACCTTCTTGAAAGTGAGGTGATTTATTTGAGAATATTAAAATATATACATCTAGTGTTAAAAATACTAAAAGATATTATTCTAATTTATAAAGAACTCTAAATAAAAATAATTAACGTAGCAAAGGTATTTAATCTTATTATCTACTTTATAAAGCAAGAGATTGGCAGTCTCTTGCTTTTTTATTAACTTTGTGTTATTTATTAACACATTCTTAGCATATATTTTATTTTTATTCCTGTCAAGAATATTTGTTGCAATGCGTACATTTATTTCATCTTTATAAATCTTATCTGACAGATATAAAATACAGATAATTTACAATACTTTATCTAATTTTTTATGATATTTATTCTAGATCTATTTATTAGAACAGTGCAAAATACTCAAATATGACTTCATTACATTAAATAAGCATAAAAAAGGCATATGACCTCTAATTCGTCATATGCCTTAATAATTTTCAAATAAAAAAATTATTTACCATTATTGTTTTTTGAAAAAACACCTTTAAAAATTAAAGCTATTGTACCAAGACCAGTTATAATAGATGCAATATCTTTATCTAAATAAGCTAAAAAGAATGTACCTAATAAACCTACAATAATAATAGTAAAAGCCATAAGTTGACTTCTTTTATCAAAATTAATACTTCCCTCTAATGCTCTTTTTCCCATATCTCGTGTATGTTTAGAATCTTCTTCAAATACAGTTAAAATTCTATTAGGTAAATCAGGACTTATTTCTTTATATCTTTGAAGTTCTTCAGCTGCAGGTATAGGGCCTTCATACTGTTTAGCTTGCAATACATGTAATTCATTTTCAGAATTACAATTTACACCTACCTTATGTTCTCTTGTTACAAGTTTATTTCTTTGATTACTTTTATTTGCCATCTATTTAGTTACTTCTCCCATTGCTTTTCGCAATCTAAAGCCTAAATTAGTCCAGTTTTTTCGAGATAATTCATTTGCATTTTTAGGGACAAATTTTTTATAATCTTGTTTATTATCTAATTGTATACTAATTAAACCTTTATTAACCATAATAACGATTTTTCTCATTTTGTGCCACATAATAGACGCCCCCTCTTATTAATATTATATATCAATATTTCTCATTTGCATAATAAATTTTCAACGTACTTTTATAAGTCCTATTTGACAAGCATAAGACAAGGAAAACCACAGTATTTTATCTAATTCTTTATAATACTTATTTTTACTTATCTCTAGTTTGGTACATATAAAATTATAATTCTTATGTCTTATAAATTTATAATATAATATCATCTTGATACTTTTACTGGAATAGGAGCAGTTTTTTGCAAAATGTTCAAATACAGCTCTTGCCAATTCTAGCCATTTTTCAGGCTTTTTAATTTTAATTATCTTATTATCAATTTCAATTACTACTGAATTTAATGGTGTAGTATTACTTACAGCTTCATTCGCTGTTGGATCAGAAATAAAGGCTTTACCTTTACCACCAGATTTACCATTATAATTATGGTCTGCTCTACAATCCGCCACAGCTTTTTTTATAAGTTCATATTGGCTTAATCTTTTTTCAATTAGTTTCAAAGCTTCATAGCAAACAAGTTCACTCATTTTTATCACCTCAATAAATATTCCAGTTTATTGAGTTTTTTTGTTACTTAAGTTTATTTACTTCTACTTCACCAGTTAAAATACAATGCAATAAAATAAGATGCACATTTTTATCTTCACAAGACATCAAACCTTCTTCACTGAAATAACAAGGATTATGCTCATAGTCTTTATCATAAGCAACTATTCTTAAATTAAATTTATCTCCTAATTCAAGACCAAACATATTTGCTACTTCTTTCATACAATTTCTTATCATCTTCATCACACCTTAATAAAAAATTCTTCCCTTATTTCTCCATATCTTTAACTCAATCTTTCTACTTGCCATGATAAATTTTCTACATCTCACTATATCTGATACATTCTTTTTTAATTTATAAGCCCTCTGAAGATTTATATAATGTATTTTTCTTCTAGGTAATCTATTATTTGTTGCATTTACCTTGATAGATAAATCAATGTCATTATTAAATTCAAAAAACATCTATTCACCGCCATTCGATTTTATCAATATCTTTGCTTTCAATGCCCAAAGTACCGCCAGTAAATCTCCTGAACGTATATCTTTATCGCCTTTGATGTAATGATACAAAGATTTATAACTCATATGCGATAATTGAGCCAACTTTGCTATAGATATATCTTTACTATGCATACGTTTTATAATTATCGTTCTTACTTTTTTAGCATGTTCTTCATTATTCATGTTCATTTCCTAGATGCTGATACTGATGGAGCACATCATCACTTATTTTCATTTGCTTGTAATTTTGTTTGTGCTCTTTCACCTAATACATATAATTTACATTCTTCAACAAATTTATCTATATCTTGCTGTTCAGCTTCAGATAAATTAATCTTCTTTTTAGCTGGTCTACAATATCTTTTAGGAAAATTTTGTTTTAATACCTCTCTTGTAGGCAATACATATTGACCTAAAAATACTACAGAATCAACAATATCATTTTCATAAGTGAATTTTGCCCCTGTTATCATCAATCTATCCTTGATTGAAAAAGGATATGATAATATACTTACACCTATTTCAGATAATTTTTTTAGTGCTTTTATAAATTCTGGTCGAGGTGGTTCACAATCACTTATATCCACTTTTTTATAGCCATTTGTATAACTAATGCTTATTTTTCCTTTTAAGCCATCATATGTTATCTTCTTTATCAAAATCATTGACAATGCCATCACTCCTCAATACAAGATATGGGCCTAGAATAAAACTCCATATTTTCTATTTTTTGGCCACTTTTTAAATCTAAAAATTTTATGCAATTTAAATCTTGCTTTACTTCATAGGCTTTTATATCTTCTATTTTTAAATAAGCTCGATTATATTCTTCTTTCATTACTGACCATAATCGCCATGGCACAAAGAATGCTCTCTCTTTAATGCCTATAACAACACCTGTTATAGCACCCAAATCATAATGCTTTTTCAAACATTTTATTTGTTCATCGCTTAATACACTTGCATTCATTTTGTCTTGTGAAGTGTATTTTGCTTCAAAGACTATTGCCTTACCAAATTTTAATGTACCTTTAAAATCTGGTTGAGCTTTCTTTGTGAAACTTCCTTGAAATTTACCTTGACCAATTGGCTTAGATATTTTAAATGGTTCAGGTGTCTTTTCGATGAAAGCCCTATTGAATAAATCATAGCCAATACAACCGCCAATAATTCTATTTTCAAAAAAACTACCTTGCTTATTATTCATCAATCCACGATAAGATTTATCTAACATATCTAATATCATCTCCTCTTTCTTCCCACCAATTATCTTTACTAAATATTTCAGGCATACTAGGCAATGAATGTTTTTTCGTCCTTCGCCTATTACAAATTACCCCAATATGAATTAATGTATATCGTTGGACTCGACAGCAATCCCAATGCTCACCATTGTCTAACCAGCCATAACCATTGTAGATACTATTTTTATCCACCAAATATCCCTTTATTGAGCTTGGATTTAATTTCCATTCTTTTGCTTTAATCAATTGTTTTCTTATCTCTGGCATAACAAGATTTAATGATGCACAAAAACGCTTTTTATGAATTCTATCTTTACGATAAAAAGTCTCCTGACTATTTTTAATGAGATAATCTGCTATTTTTTTATAATTCACATAACCATATTCATTAAGAAATAAATGTTTAAAGCTCATACCACCACCTGATATTTTCCGCCAAAGATTAGCAATGATAGATGTATCAAATTTATTTACTAACATATGAAAGTGAACCATACCTCTTTTTGTTCTTCCTGCTGTATAAATATATTTCAGCTCAATATTTTCTTTTTTGTATGCTCGCCTTAGATATGCTAAAAAAAGACTGATATCCTTTCTTGCTTTTTCTGGTTCAATAGGTTGTCTTGCTGGATAAGTCAAAGTAAGCCACAAATCATCTTTGGTGAAATTCTCTGCTATTTTCCAACCACAAATACGGCTTGCCTTTTGGTCTTGATATTTTAATTGATTTATCGGAGTTTTTCTTTGAGCTGGAGCATTATATATTTTCTTGCCCAACTTACCCGAATAATATTTGTATACCTCTATGTTATTTTTCATATATACTTTCATCTGCACATAAGACATAAAATCACCATTACATTTTTATTTTGTTCATCTAAATAATACCTTTAACGAGCTAGTAAAAGGCTCAAACGAACCTTTTAAAATTTTCATAAATTGACTTTATGCCACATAGAAGATATACTTTTCTTAGCTTAATAGTGGCATTTTTATGTAGATGCAGTCTGCTCTTTTAGCAGGCTGTTTTTTTTATTTAGATAAGGCAAAAAGTACCCACTAAGAGTACTTTTCACCTTATGAAGTCTTGCTCGGATTTATTCGGAAATACTCGGATTTTCTCGGAGTAATTCGGATTTGTTCGGATTTACTCGGAAATATTCGGAAATGCTCGGACTTGTTCGGATTTACTCGGATTGTCAGAGCATATATTTATCCCAAATAGATTCTAGACTTTCTTCTTTATATTCTTTTTCTTCTTTTTTTGATGAAGTTTGTAAAAAACTCATATCTGCATTTAATTCAAGAGATGTTTCCTTGCTTTTCATCACAGCGTCTTTACTATTAGAAATCAATTCTTCAATATCTTTTAATCTTGTCTTTGGATAAGTAAGACCACTAATACATATAAAATTACGACTACGTTTATTAAATGTAGTGAAATTATCTATAGGAGTACCAATGGCTTTTTGCAAATCTTGATTTACTTCTTCAGGGTTTAATCGTTCATCTGCAAGTGAAAGAGCTGTATATTGTAAAATATTATCTTGTTCCCTTTTAGCAAAGATACTATTATTCTGTAGACTATCTAATAATCTAGCCACTGTATTTTCACCTTCAGGAACAGCTATCATCACCGCCATATTATGTGCAGATAATACTTTCTTTATTTCTGAAAAATCAATATTCCCTTTTATAGATTTATCTGTAGCTGGTATATGCAAAAATTCATCTAAATAAGCGACAAATTCTTTATTTATCATATATTTATCTTTAAACTCCTCATTATCTAGTACGAAACAAGCTCCACCTCTTTGAATATTGCTAATTTCTTTAAAACAACAATAAGCATTTGAATTTGCTTGTATACTTTCTTTATTTGATGGCAAAATAACCACACTACAAATGATTTTGTCTTTATAATCTGGGTGCATAGTAAGTATATCCACCAATACTGGGCCTTGACTGCTACCAGTACCGCCACCACTTGTATATCCTACAAATATTATTTCTGCATCACCTGCATGGTTTTTTATCTGTGTACTTATATTAGGAAAGTCTTTTCTTATCAAATCACGACCAATACTTCTATCTTTGCTACAGCCTTCACCACCAACAATATGATATTTATGCTTGATAGTCAGTGTATTCAAATCTTCTTTACTTGTATTAATAGCTAGTGTAGGATATCCCTTATTTTCCAATCCTTGAGCTAAATTGCCACCACCTTGACCTATGCCAATATAAAAAACCTTATCTTTTATACTCATAAAAATTCTCCTTTGTTTGTAAAAAGGCTGGTTATATATCTAACCAGCCCTAATTTTTTTCTTTTTTTAATGCAACTATACCAGCTTCAGTAATGTAATAACTGTCAGATTTTCCAACTTTAATACCTTTCTCTACAAAACCTTCATCAATCAAAATCTTTATATTTCTATACACAGTATCTACAGGGCTTTTTATCGGTATTCTATCAGCAAGTTCTTTGACTGTTATTCCACGTACTTTCTTAAATGCTTGTGCTACATTCAATTCAGCCAAAATAAATACTTGTAATCTACTCATTTTTTCCTCGGATTTTCTCGGATTTATTCGGAAATATACGGATTAGCTCGGAAATACTCGGATTTATTCGGAATTTCTCGGACTAACCCGTATTTATTCGGATTTTCTCGGATTTTCTCGGTTGATTATTTTTATATTTATGTTATATTATTTATACAGTCAATTATTATTTTATTTGTATTTTTTTATTAGTAACTTTTCGCCAATCTGCAAATCTGTTTTGATATGTGGATTGGCTTTTTTCATTTCATTCATATAAGCTAAAATATTTTCTTCATCAGTAATATTCTTACTAGCTACCGACCACAGAGTATCTCCTGGTTGAACTATATAAATTTCTTCTACAGGCTTATTTTCATCTACCGCTCCTAAACCGATAAGACCGATACTTCCTACCGCCAAAATTCCTAAAATCCTACGATATCTATACCATCTTTTCAACATTTATATACTCACCATCTTTCTTATTATGGTTTCCAATTTTAACTTAAACTTCTTAGAACTAGACAATTCACTTTTCCACCAATATTCTATTAACTTGCCCTTACAACCATACAAATCGTCCATTTGTTTGATGATTTTCTTTGGTATAGGGGCTTTTTTTGTTTCATAGCGATTTAGTGTTGTAGCACCAATTTGTAAAAAATCTGCTGCTACCTGAAGTGTCCAACCTTTTCGTTCTCTCAATTTTTGGTATGGTGTTATAATGATAGTTTTTACAGTATCTTGATATAATTTATCATCACTCACATATACCACCTCATATTCACTTATAATTAAATTGCCTTACGTCTTTGATTATTGATATATTGCTCAATATCATCAATATGCACCTGTCTTCTACCTCTTGTTTTCACATCTGGCAATTCGTGTGCTTCTAACATAGCTCTTACTGTACTAGGAGATATTCCTAATAAAGAAGCTGTTCCATTTACACTTACTAAACCAGCTTCAGATATTTTCACATTCTTACTCTTAGCCATATCTCGTATACTGCCGACTTCCTTCAATGCTTTTATTTCTGCATCTTGTTTCTTGATATACTCTGTAGCCATGTTTAAAGCATTTTGCAATTCATAAATAACTGCATTTGCACTTAACATAAATTCACCTTCTTTCGATCGATTATTACTTCATTAACTTTTATCTAATTAAATACATACCGCCATTTATTTAAATTTTTCATCAATAAACTGGAATTTACGATAATTTAATATGGATTATCTATTTAATTAGATATGGTGCTTTATAATATGCACCATACGTCCAGCAACGATAAGGTTTATCAAAACTAATATATTCAGGTCTTTTCACAGTCATTAATAACATCATCACTATATTCAATTGTCTTTTTTGTTGCTGGACTTATGCTACATACTATTTTTTATTACTAAATTTATTATTCTATTCAATCTAATAAACGAATAATCAATCCTATTATTAAAACGACAAATCCTACAAATACTATACAATCTAAAATCTCATTTACTCGTTTTGTTTCTTCTACTTGTCGTTTTGTTTTTTTATAAGCTCTATCCCATGATTCCATAACACCTATCATTAAAAGTTCTTCAAGCGTTATATTAGGATCTTTCTTTTTCTTCGCATAATATTCACTAATTTCTTTACTAATAAGTTCATTACTGTTATAAATTACTGGCTTTTTTTCTTTAGTTTTTAACTTTGATACTATTCGATTTAAAAACCATGCTTTATTAAACACAAATTCTCACTTCCTATTACTTAATGCACACCAAGAACCACGACAAATACATATATATACCAATGGAAAATTATTAAGATGATTTAACGATTATAAAGAATTTGCATTTATTTTTTACTTTTAGAGTGCATATCTGTCGTGGCTCTTGCTATACATTAGTTTTATTGGTGTACATTAATACATAATTAACAAAAAACTCTACATATTTTCTCAATCAACAAAATTACTTGATTTTGTAGTTGAAAGAGTCAAAAAAAATAACCTCCATAGGAATAGAAAAATCTTTTTCCATTTTTAACATTGTTTCGTTGTTAGGTACAGTTCGACCAGTTTCCCATGAAAACCATGTTTGTTGGGTAACACCATAGATGTTAGCCATTTCATTTTGTGTTTTGTCTCCACGCAATAATTTTAAGAGATTTCGTTTCATATAAAAATCACCTCACAAAAGCAACTACAAAATGTAGTTTATTTTAAATAAATGATATCACTACATTTTGTAGTTGTCAAGTTTTTAATATATGTTTTGTAGTAAAATATTCTTTTTTACTACAAATTGCTGTAAAATCTTTAATTAAAGGAGTGATATACATTGTTCTATAAAATATTAAAAGCTGAACGTATGAAAAAAGGTTTATCTCAATTAGCGTTCGCTAAAATACTTGGAATTTCTCAACAAACAATTGGTAGTTGGGAAACAGGAAGAACTTCTCCTGATTTAGAAACATTAATAAAAATTGCTAGTTTTTTTAATGTTTCCACAGACTATTTATTAGGTGTAACAGATGTTCCTACTAAAAATAATGTTCAAAGTAATCTAATAAAACTTTCTGATGAAGAATTACAACTTATAAAAAAATATCGTGAATTACCATTAAAAGCACAAAAAAAAATTAAATTTAATATTGATATTGAACATGATGATGTAATAAATTTGGAAAAAACTAAAACTAAGTCAGACATGAAGGAAATCTCATAATTACTACTAAAGATTTTTGGCAAAACAAAAAGACATAATAGATTACTATTATGTCTTAAAAATAAAATTCCAAAGAAGTGATACGATGAAAACTATTTATAAAGAAATTTTTAGCTGTTTATTTGTTGTAGGATCAATATACGCTTTTGTGTTAAATTTGCACATAGCTTTTTCAGTTTATGATATTTTTATGGAAGAATTTCATTCATACATTTTTGCTCTTTTTTCTGGTATATGTAGTTTTTTTGGATTAATCATTTTATGTATATACATATCATATTTAAGAGATAAACAAAACGATAATCAAATAGAACTCAATCGACTGCAACAAATAGAATTGCAATACAACAAATTAAAAAGTGATATTCCAAAATATAAAAATGAAATAACTAAAAGAAACATTATTATTTCACAATTAAATGAATATAAATTAAATACTATAGATAAAAATAATAATGTAGAATTTTGGAAAAATAAATATGATGAAATTAATAAAAAATATAAACGAGCAAATGATGAAGCAATTTATTTTAGACGTGCTTATGATAAAGAAAACTCAAAATCAGCATTACTCGAAAAAAAACTATCTGTATCTTCTAAAAATGAGGTAACGTTTTGGAAAAACAAATATTTACAATATGTTAATGAAATTAATAACTCCAAAAATATCCAACTCAATTCAAAGCTTGTAGAATATTGGCAAAATGAGTGTAAAAAAAAATCTCAAGAAATAGCTGAATTGAAAAAAATAATTTCTTCATCAAAAAGTTAAATGATTTTTAAAATACTTAAAATCTTAGATAACAAAAAAAGATGTAATAATAATCTATTATGTCTTGAAAATAAATTTATAAAGAAGTGATTTATTAAAAAGCTAACTTAAAACTTTTATTAATAATTTAAAGAGGTGTTATTATGAGCAAAAATTTTATTTTAGGTCTTATTTCATTTTTATTATTTTATTTTATGATTCCTACTACATCATTTGCATATGATATATCTGATGATTATTCTTTAGGATATAAAATCGGTACAAATCTAAAAGCATTAAGTGGTGATCACGATGTACAAGAATATTGGGACGAATCTCAAAAAAATCAGTTAAAAAATATAAAAAAAGTTTTAGTATTAACAACTATAAATCCTAATAGTATTGATTATATTGGTTATCAAAATACAAATTTAATTGTTGAAAATTTAGGCTATAAAGCACTATTAGATAATAAGTTTAATGTCGAAAAAGCAAGCAATATTCAATCCTTAATTATTCAAACATTACCAAATGCTACTAGTGAACAAAAACAACAAGCTATGATTAATTACATAATGAATTCAAATATTGATGCTATGTTAATTATTGATATTGGTGCATTTACTCGAGTAAATAGCTCCGCCATTGTATTATTTAATATGAAATTAATAAATCTAAAAAATCCTTCATCTCCTATAATGGTAGAACGACAAGAATATCGTATAGCAAACTCTAGTAGATTTAAAGTTGCTAGTGCTGATGGAACAGGTCAAAGAATATTAAATAAATTTATTAAAGATATTGTAAAAGAAACTAATTAAAGTATATAAACATATCAAGAAAGAAGTGATATTTTGAATACTAACAAAGTTAATATAGTACTCTTAATACTTATTATTATTTTAGGCGGTATCATCTATAATCAACAGCAACAAATAAAATCTTTGCAAGATACTACAGCTATTTTATCAGAAAAAATTAGAACATCTCAAAGCGATATTTATTCATTATTATATCGTATGGGAAAATTAGAAACTACAACAAATAATAACGACACTTATGTTCAAGACTTAGAAGATAGATTATCAGAAACTGAAAATCGAATATCTGAAACAGAATATGATGTTGATAAGGCTAAAAGTGATATAGATGACACTAGAAATGATATCGATGATATTGAAGGATATTATTATACTGATACTAACTTAAGTGATTTAGATAATCGATTAAATAATGTTGAAAATAAATTACATCATAATTGGTAATTTATATTAATTTTATATGAATGAAGATGATTCTATGATTAAAAAATTTTTTATTTTATTCTTTTTTGCATTATCTATATTTTTTCCAACTATTTCTTATGCAGAAAATAATAATGACATTATTCCTAAATGGGAGTATATAGCTAGTAGTAATAATACAATATATTATATTGATATTAATCGTAATAACATCCTTGAACCTGATCCCAAAACAATAGTATTTAATATGGCTATAGATACTAATGATTTTTATACAGTAGCCAAAATGAATGTTCGACTAAGTGATAATGATATTTGGTTATACAGAATGGAACAATATGCTGTTCTTGATAAAAAAACAAAAAAAGTCATTGAACAAAGTCAAATTCCTACTTATTGGCAAGAAATCGAATCTATGTCAGCACCAATTATACAAGGACTAGCTATTCTTTCCGAGAAATATCCTAGATTATAATCTAAAAATCCGCCATATATTCCATATTAACTCATATCTACAATAAAAAAGGCACTATATAACAATAGTGTCTTAATTACATATAACACTTATATGATTTTCATAAGATATTTATACAAAAAGGAGTGTTTATTATTCAAGAATATAATTTAATCAAAAGTGTTCTATCAATAGGTTCAAATTTTATTAAACCTATGATAGAAAAGTGGCATCTAAATCACCAAGTAGATATATCACTTTATATATTATTTCATTAAATTTG